ATTAACAAATCTTTCAATATATTCAACATAATGTAATTTAATATTATTTTCATACATTGTAATTATTCCAATAGTAAGATAATCTAAAACTGTATTAAGATGTGTATAATCTAAATTAGTATCTTTAATTAATGGTTTATAATCAGAATTATAGAATGCAGTTAATTTATCTTTTAGTTCTTTAATTTCTTTCTTAGGTGGTCGTCCTGATGCACTTTCATTACATAAAATTTTCATACATGAATTAACAAATATTTTATCTATTTCGGGTAATTTATTATTTTTTTCAAAGTAATCCAATAAATAAAGTTTCATAAACATTAATGTATTAATTACAATCTTATTACACTTGATAACTGCATTTGTAATTTTAGGTAAATTAATATCTGGATTTTTCAAAATGTGTTTAAGTGGTATCTTTACACATTTGAAATAATCAGTAGGTTCATCCGGTGGTTTAGTCTTTTTTTCTTCTATAGCACTCATTATAATATACTATATTTATATAACTTTATATAGATTTTAATTTCAAAAAATAAACGCAAAAATTGAAATAAAATTTATATAAACAAATGAGTATACATATATATAATGGCTAACATTAAAAGATATTATCCTTCGGAAAAACAATTATTAGAATATCCAAAAAGATATCCAAAAAGTATTTTTGATGAATATAATAAAATAACTAAAAATAATGTTCTTATTGATGAATACAATAAAATCATAAATGGTATAAATCCAAATACAAATAAAAAAATAAAAATTAATGGAAAAACATATAATAAATTAGTAGAAAAATTTAAAATTAAACAAAATGGTATTAATATAATGTTTAGTGAATTAGATAATATAAATTATACTGATTATAATTTGGAAACAATAAAAATAAATAAAACAATTGATAATGAAAATTTAAAAATTAAAAAATATAATGATGAAGTTAATCAAATAATATATCAAATAAAGTTATTAACAAATTGGAATAACTATATTGAATTTAATGGTAGTAAATATGGTATTGTAGATAAAGTATATAATAATATTCATATTGAAAATAATTGTAATGGAAATATGATTTTTGAAAAAACATATACTGAATATATATTTAATGATCGTCCATATTGTAATTATGATGACAAAGAAATTACTTATGATTTTTATAAATGTAATAATTGTAGTTATGAATATAAAAAAATGAAAGAAACTAAAGGTGGTGGATCACAATATATTTCAAAATCAGGTTTTTGGTGGAAATAATTAATTATAATAATTCAAAAATATATTTCTTTGTTCTAATATCTTCTTTACCGTCTTGTTTTATTCTATAATCATAACTATTTAATTTATATTTACTTTTTGTTAATTGTCTTATAATTGATAAATATGGTCTCTTTGCTTTTGTTGGTTCTGATGCTCCTATTATAGTTGAGAAACTATAATATTTTCTTATTTCTGGTATTAGTTCTAATATTTTATCTTGCTTTGTTTTATCATTATCAAGATTGTATAAAATAATACTATTCATATTATCTAATTCTAAAATATTAATAATTTTATCAACTAATTCATCTTGTTCTTTTCTATATAAAGTACTTTTTAATTTCATAATACAATATAGTATTATGAAATTTTTAAATATATTAATCTTTATAATTTTTAGGTTTTCTTTTTAATGTTGAATCTTTTTTAACATAATTTTTATAAGCATCTTTATTATAAGCATTTTCAAAGTAATTCTTATAATTTTCTTTTTTAACTTGTTTTATTGCATTTTTAATTTCTACAACTAATTCATCATACTTTAATACTTTTTTATTTAACTTCAAATAATGTTTAATCTGATTAAAGTATTGTTCTATTGGATTCAATTGTGGATTATATGGAATTAAATATAAATATTTATTGCCACTATTTATAATTGCTTGTTTAACATATTCATTATTATGACTACCGGCATTATCTAAAATTATAAGATGATTTTTATATTTATTAAATATATTTGCTTCTAGAAATTCAACAAAACTTTCTTTAGTCATACCCCTCATTAATAGATACTTTGGTGAACCAAAGTATCTATTAATGAGGGCGGACGCATAAATATTTTAAACTATGTTTAAAATATTTATAAGCTTGCCACCTTCTTTATATAATGTTGCACCTACACATTTAGAATTAGAAATAGCACATAATAAAGTAAATTTTCTAAAAAAATAATTATCATCCGTTTTTATGACACATCTTTTACCTAATTCACATTTTGAAAATTCCATAATCATTGATGGTTGAATTGATGTTTCATCAAGAGAAATAATTTTATTAAGTGAATATTTACTAATTTCTTTATAAAATGCATTCAATTCCTTTTTAATATCTGTAGGTTTTCCGTATCTTTCTTTTGGGTAATGTTCATGTCTGGTTTTTTTTCTTGTAATATTATTATCTCTTATAATTTGACCTAAATGTTGAGGTGTAATATCAAAATCATCATATTTCTTTTTTATTAATTTTACTAATTCTTCCATTGTAATTTGCTCATTTTCTTTTAATTTTTTCAAAGCGTATTTAATATGTTTTTTTGTTATTTTATATGATTCAGAAACTCTATTTTGTCTTTCTATATTACCTAATTCATTATATCTTTCAATCTATCTTTTCAAACTTCTTTCAGAACACTTAAAAATTTCACAAGTTTTAACATAACTACTATTATTTTCTAAATAATATTTAACTGCTGATACCTTATAATCTTCACTTTTATGTTTAGACATTTTATTATACAATTAATTATATAATAAAAAATCCGGCATTTTAAATCTTCACGGGTGTAAATGAAATTTCAATAAGATGGGAACACCATATTGTCCATTTACTAATAAATTACCACCAACACTAGTGGGGCCATTATTAATAGTTGTCAAGTTGGAATTGGGACCCATATTCATAAGATTAGCAGTAAGAACCATAGGAAATTCCCATGTACTATTATCAAAGTTGAAGGTTTGATACCTATTGCCATCATTATTAAGACGTCCAGTTTCAACATAACTATTAAAGATATCATTTTGTTTAATTTGGATAGAATTGTTAATACCATGGGCAATTTGTTGAATTATGGAGTCTGCCGAGTTTTGGTAGAAAGCAGAATCATTGGCAATAGCAGCACGAGCTTTAGAGTGACCAAAAATTTTAGTAGCAAGAATTTCTAAGAAACGATGACCAAGTAATGACTTGCCAACATATAAAGTGCTGTAGGCTCTACTATTAGTAACACCCATGTTTTGAGAATAAATTTCAACGGCATTTGTACTCTGTAATAAATTGGAGACACCGTCCGTATTTAAGGCCAAGTTAATATTATATTGATTTTCCATAATATTATTTATAACAACTGTAAATTGTTCAAAACTACGTTGTGAGAAGAGTTGATTCATAGTAGTCCAATTAGCAATACCAGCATCAACATTTAAGATATAATCATAAGAACTAAAAGTAGGAAGATCGCGAGTCGTCATATATTATATTATTTTATATAAAATAATATAATATAAATATATTGCGGCTATGCCGTGCGGCTATGCCGTGCGGCTATGCCGTGCGGCTATGCCGTGCGGCTATGCCAATATTATTTAAGAGTTGGGAGCTTGATTTAAATGAAATTTCAATAAGATGGGAACACCATATTGTCCATTTACTAATAAATTACCACCAACAGTAGTGGGGCCATTATTAATAGTTGCCAAGTCGTGATTGGACTCCATATTAATGAGGTTACCAGTAAGAACCATAGGAAATTCCCAGTTACTGTTACCAAAGTTGAAGGTTTGGTACATATTAACATCATTACCAACATCAACATTGTTATTAGTGATTAATTGAGCTTGATTAGCAACACGTCCAGTTTCAACATAACTATTAAAGATATCGTTTTGTTTAGCTTGGAGAGCATTGTTAAGACCACTAGCAATTTGTTGAATTAGAGAGTTTGCAGAGTTTTGGTAGAAAGCAGAATCATTGGCAATAGCAGCACGAGCTTGAGAATGACCAAAAATCTTAGTAGCAAGGATTTCTAAGAAACGGAGACCTAGTAATGATTTACCAGCAGATAAAGTGGTGTAGGCAGCACTAGAAGAAACAGCAGAGTTTTGAGAATAGATTTCAACAGCACTTCCACTGTGTAATAAATTGGTGACACCATTCATATTTAATGCCAAGTTAATATTATAAATATCTTCTCCAGCGGTGTTTTGAGTAGGACTAACTTGTTCAAAGCTACGTTCAGAGAAGAGTTGATTCATAGTAGTCCAATTAGCAATACCTGCATCGATATTTAAGATATAATCATAAGAACTAAAAGTAGGGACATCGAGATTTTGAGCATATAATTGAGTGTTTTGAGAAATATTAAAAGGTGCATTTACAAAAAATTGAGGAATAGACATTTATATATACTATACTATATATATTTTTTTTAATTGTGGTTGAAAAAATTTTTTAACCATAAATCTCGTAAATATATTAAATTATTTTTATAATATTAATATATGACTAAAAAGTTTTATTTAATATTAAAAAATTATGAAGAAAAATATATATATTATTTAAAATATTACTTTAGAGAATTTAATTGTATTATATTTAATTTTGATTATATAAAAAAATATATCACAGACACTACTTACAATTTAATAATATTTAATAAAAATTATTTCCCTTTTAAAAATTTTAAAAATAATATTGATAAACTAACAAATAATTTTAGTTTCCTAAATGAAATGAAAGATATTATATATATTTCATCATCTAATTATAGTCTGGACTTAATAACGAATGAGTTAAATATCACTCAAGAAAATAATACTAATATTATTTTTGATGATACTACGAATTATAATATTTTAGATCATGAAGAATATAAAACAATTGATATGAATTATAATTCGATTTATACTTTATATTATATGAACTCAAATACATCAGGATTTTATAATAAAACAATACCAATTAAATCTATTAATAATTTTATTACAGTAGAACAATTAGATAATTTTTATAATATAATTATATTTTTAAATAATAATAATTTTAATCTTTTATTTGAATTAGAAAAAATAAATTATAAGAATGCACGAATAACAATATTTTCACAAAAATTATCTATTGATAATGAATATATTGTTAAAGCATTTTTATTTAAAAATAAAAAGAAAAACATTAATTTGCTTTATTCATTTAATTTTATTAAGATGTTTAAGAATATATTATTAAGTTTTGAGAATCTAATATTTATAAATAATAAGCAATATGATTGCTTAGATATAGATTTTAAATATATTAATAATGTTTTAAAACATTATAAGATTGTTCTTAATACGAATTATTATTGTATTCCTAGTAATATTTTTGTAGAGATTCCTTTATTTGAATTACCAAATAAATTAAATTGGCAATTAAAAGATTTTAAAAAGAACACTCAAGATAATGAATACCACACTCTTGATTATAACCATGTAATTTATAATTATATTTTTACACACTATATGAAAGATATTTATATCCCATATCATTTAAAATCAATAAAAACTTTAGCAAAAACTTTTTCTTCGAAATTGATATTACCAAATAATTATAAAATTATTGAAAATAATTTATTAATTATTAAAGATTATAATAAAATATTACAACTAATAAATAATATGATTGAAGAGAATACAAAGATTGAATTATTAGGAACTCATATTATTAAAAAAATAACAATTGCTATTTTAACAGATAAGGAGTCAATATTAAATGATGAAATATTAAGTATTATTAATAATATTGATAATAAAAATAGTATGATTGATATTGAATTATTAATTCGTAATACAAAATTTGATAACATAAAAAAAGATATTCTAGTTAAATTATTAAATTTTGTAGAAGATGACTGTAAACTATATAATTATTATTTACGGAATGCCTTATTTTTAACTCAAACTAGTGATAATATTAAAACATTATTAAAATCAATAAATAAAAATATTAATCATATAACAATAAATTCACAACAAGTTATTAATAATTATATTATTATGATATTAAAACAAATTTTACCTTTTCACGAAGATAATGAAATTATTATAGAATTAAATAATATTATTATGAAATTATATGATTTTAATGATATTACTAATTTTGACTCTTTATTAAAATTAAATGAAAATGAAAATATTAATAGTAATAATAAATTAATTATTATAAATTTTTTAATGATAATGGCAACTCATTTCAATCCATATTATAAAAATTATGATGAATTTATTTCAAGTCGTGAAAATATTAAAAATAATTTAATTTATTTAAAAAATAAAATTAATGTGAATATTGATTTGGAACAAATATCATTTTTTAATGTTGGTAATTTCTTTTTATCTTATCAAGGTATTCCTTCAGTTGATATATTTAAATTAAAATCTGAAATTAACAGAAATATGTGTTCTGAATTAAATTATATTATTCCAGTAGAGAATAAATGCACACATAATATGAAAATTAAAGTATTATTTCATGCAGAACAATTATCACGTGTTCATTCTGTGTACAAAGATAGACATCAAGTAATTAAAATGTTAGCAAATGATGATAGATTTGATATTTATTTTTCAACATTTGATAAATTACATAATACAGTTAAATATACATTTGGAAATGCAAAACATATATTATTACCTAAAAATTTATTAGAAATTAAAAATATTTTAATAAAACATAGATTTGATATTATAATTTATTGTGAAATTGGTATGTTTCCATTATCATATTATATGGCACATTTACGTCTAGCACCAAAACAATGTAATATATGGGGACATTCTGATACAAGTGGGATTAGTACAATTGATTATTTTTTTAGTTCTAAATTATATGAATTAGAATATAGTGAAGCGAGTACTCATTATTCTGAAAAATTAATTTTACAAAATTCATTATGTACTTGTTATGTAAATCCAGTTTCACGATATAATATTAGTACTTTTAAAAATAGATATCATTATGGATTTACAGATGAAAATATTATATTATTTTGTGCCCAATCATTATTTAAATTAAATCCAATATTTGACGATTATATTTATAAGATATTAACTAATATCCCAAATTCTGTATTAATATTATCAGATAATAATAATAAATATAAAGTAGTAGAAAGATTTAATAATATGAATATTATGAATAGAATATATTTCTTTCCTGGAATGATTCATTATCAATATATGAATCTTATGAATATTTCTGATATATTTTTAGATGTTTATCCTTTTGGTGGTTGTAATTCATCTTTTGAAGCCTTTTCATTAAATATTCCAATTGTTACTCAACCATCTCAAATGATAAATGGACGATTTACTACTGGATTTTATAAAAAAATGGGATTAGATTGTATGATATGTAATACAAAAGAAGAATATATTGAAATGGCTATAAAATTAGGTTGCGATGTTAATTATAGAAAAGAAGTTAGAGATATGATATCAGCAAAGAAGGATTGTTTATTTATGGATATGGAAACTATTGAAGAATGGAAATCTGATTTAATAAAAATATATAATAATATAATATAATGGAAATAATTCAACATAATATTACTAATAATATTTTACTTAATAATATGATAAAATTAAATTGTAGTGATACGATAAGTTCCTATTTAGATTCATTAAATGGTATAATATGTAAATTTTATGGATTATTATTATATCGATTAGAATATCATAATATAGAACAACATCAACAAATATTAAAAAAATTACAAGGCAAACAATATAATATCAACATAAATCATATAGATATTATAAAAAAATATACAAATGATATAATGAATAGAGGAAATAATGATATATTAATTATACTGAAATGGTTAGAATATTATATTGATAATATTATTACTAATAATATAAGTGATTTACAATATATTAAAATCGAATCAGAATATGCACTTACAATTTTAGATAATATATTTACTTTTATTTATTATAAATATTATTTCAATAAAATTATAGTTTAGTATGTTTTAAACAATCAGATAAATGAGATGGTACTAATATTTTATCTTTTGATATCAGAGCACCATATAAATTATTAATAATAATATTAGAATTAATTTGTAATTCACAATAATGTCTTTCTGTCGTATTCTTGTCAATAGTTATTATAAATTTATAATTTCCTAAACTAATTTCTAATTGTTTAAAATCATCTGATTGTTCAAAACTAAGTTCTGATTGAATACTATATAATTTTTTATTGCTATCACATATCTTATTTACTTTCATAAATTGTAATTCCATATTAGTCGTATATTCTAAAGTATCTGCATCTATTGTAATAGTTTCCATATTATATTGTATGAAAAAGGTTCGATAATATGTGTAATTAAAAATTGGATCACAACTTGGAATTTTAGATTTATTTACTATTATATTACCTATATTGAGTTCATTTGGAAAATCATCTTTTGTTAATTTGGATAATTCACTATTAATTATAACTTTTCTCATTTTATCAAATAATAAGTTTACATATTTATATTTATTATCTAAAATATATTTTACATTATTAATAGTACATATATGTGGGTCACCTCCTGTCTGGGCTTGTCTATAACTAGTTGTTGTTAATGAAGTAGTATTTAATGCATGAGCTGTTCTAACTGCAGAAATATAATTACCAGATAATGTAATTGCAGAATTATTACTAATCGTATTATCATATGCAATCCAATTAGTTCCATTATCTTTTGAAAATAATAAATTATTATCCGCATCAATATAAAATAAATATGTAACAAAACTCATATTTGATAATAATAATGTTGTCCATGAGACCCCATTATTAGTTGAATAATATAAATTAGTTGATGTAGTAATTAGAATATAACTATCAGTACCTGTTATATTACTTAAAATACCATCACAACTAGTTGCACTTGCTGTCCATGTCATACCATTATTTGTAGAATAATATATTAAACTATAATTAATATTAGTAGTATTATTTGTAATAGCAACTACATTAGCACCTGTTGTATCCATATAACTATCTAACCAGTTAATCGATAGTGTATTATTTGCTAAAGTAAAATCTCTACTATAATTACTTGAATAATATATACCATCATTATTAGTAGTAGCAACTATATATTGTCCTGAAGAAGACATTGAAATACTTTGCCAATTTTTATTTATTTCTAAATATTTCCAATTAATACCATAATTAATTGAAATTAATAAACCCATTGTAGGAATACCTATTATCATATATTGTCCTGACTCAGAAATAGCTAAATTACGACTTGAAATAGTACTATTGGCATTAATTGAAAGAGTCACTAAATCAATTTGTAACCATGAACTACCAGCATTAGATGAAACATAAATATAATTATTTAAAATTGTTAATTGATAATTATTATTTTTTGACATAATTGTTAATTCATCATTTGTATTATTTAATACAATATTAACACCGTTCATATATATAAATAAATATAATTAAATTAATAAATAATCTAAATTTTTTATCTAAATTTTTTATCTAAATTTTTTATATAAATGAATTATAAAATTCATTTATATATATATATATATGTCATACGTAGATAATAGTAATAATGTATTGGTATCTCTTCCTGTTAATATCAATCTTCCTAATGGAAATACTAATATGAAAATGTTTGGCTTTAATATTGGAATATTTAATCCTAATAATATGAATGCTAATACAATTGGTAGTAGTTTAAATATAAGTGGTATGGCTAATCTTAATACTATGATATCAACTGGTAATGTGACTCTTAATAGTAGTTTAAGTGTAAATGGTGCTAGTACTCTTGGCTCTACTCTTAATGTTAGTGGTAATAGTATGATGCAAGGTGCTGCTACTCTTGGCAGTACTCTTAATGTAGCTGGTGCATTAACTGCTGCAAGTACTAGTGTATTATCTGGTGCTAGTACTCTTGGCTCTACTCTTAATGTTAGTGGTAATAGTATGATGCAAGGAGCTGCTACTCTTGGCTCTACTCTTAATGTTAGTGGTAATAGTATGATGCAAGGAGCTAGTACTTTTGGTTCTACTCTTAATGTTACCAGTGCATTAACTGCTGCAAGTACCAGTGTATTATCTGGTGCTACTACTCTTGGCAGTACTCTTAATGTTAGTGGTAATAGTATAATTAAAGGTGCTACTACTCTTGGTTCCACTCTTAATGTTAGTGGTAATTTTGTTAATAATATTGTTACTATAGGAAATATTAATAGTTCATCATCATATACTATTAATTGGATAGCTAATCCTACACAGAATGGTACATTAATATTTGATACTAATACAACCACATCATTGCAATCAATAATAACTAATACTAATAATGTAAATAATGGAACTCGACCACAAGCATATCAATTACCTGCTGGAACATATAATTTTAGTATGACAGCTCGTAATGATAGTAATGATATTAGTACTATTGATTTAGTAAATAGTGATACTAATACAAGTATTATAACATTAACAACAACTAGTCCTGGTGCAGTATGGCCTTGGTCAAATGGAGGTCCATTTACAGGTTCATTTGTTCTCGCATCACAAACAAATGTTATAGCAAGTTTCCCAAATGGTTATTATATGTATGGAAGTTATATATATTTAAGTTTAACTCGTTCAGAAGAATATAATACAATCCAATTTAATCAAACAACTAATAAACCTTCAATTAAATTAGGAAATAATTCTATTGGTTATTCAACAACTGCAGGCGATTGGGCTTCTGATTCTAGTGTTGGTGATATGGTTTTAAGTTCAGGTTCTGCAAATTCGTTAAGATTTGTAACTAATCAATATGGTCCTAGTGTCATGTCTCTTAATAGTAATGGTAATGTTGGAATAGGATTAACACAAGCTAATGCATTATTACATGTTAGTGGTACTAGTGTATTATCTGGTGCTAGTACTCACGGCAGTACTCTTAATGTTGCAGGTGCATTAACTGCTGCTAATACTAGTATATTATCTGGTGCTAGTACTCTTGGCAGTACTCTTAATGTAGCAGGTGCATTAACTGCTGCAAGTACCAGTGTATTATCTGGTGCTAGTACTCACGGCAGTACTCTTAATGTAGCAGGTGCATTAACTGCTGCAAGTACCAGTGTATTATCTGGTGCTAGTACTCACGGCAGTACTCTTAATGTAGCAGGTGCATTAACTGCTGCAA